TGGAACGGTTCGGAACTGGAACAGCGTCTGTTGTTCTGGACAATCGAGACCGCTCCTTTGATCCAACCAACACAGCGTCCCCGTATTACAACGCAACTGTTGGTGTGACTGGTGTTGTCCCGTCAATTCCGGTGATCATCCGTGCAACATGGAACGGAACCACCTACCCCATCTTCCGTGGGTTCATTGATTCATGGACATTCAACTACTCAGACGCAGGATCCGGTGACGCAACCGCAACCATTGCGTGTTCAGATGCGTTCAAACCGTTGTCCAATGTGATTGGTGGGTTGCCTTCTGCAGCGTCCATCACATCGAGTGGCACCACCACATATGACATTGGGATTTCTCAACCGTCAGACGGTGGTGGATACGGTCCTTCTTCAATTGATGTCACAGGTTCTGGCACCACGGGACAGATCAATGTCTCTGCTGGTACAGAAACAACTCCCATCATTGGAACTGGAACAGACCTCCCCGGTCTCCGCATTGAAACCATCCTTGACGCTATTGGATGGCCTGACAACCTCAGACACATTGACACAGGGGTGACATACCTTGCACCTCAGGATGCGTCCAAGACACCAATCGAGATGTTGCAGGAGGCTGCAGCAGCAGACTCTGGTGTGATCTACGTTGACGATGACGGAACGGTGATCTTTGATGACCGGACATCCATCATCTCTGAACCACGGTGCATCACCGTTCAATCTGTCTATGACACCACAGACGTTGCAGGGAAGAAGTTCATAGACACATCAATTGTCTATGACGATTCCCTGATCTACAACATCGTGAAGGTGGACCGGAAGGTGACCACCGCTGCAGGTGGTGAGGCTCTCACAGGAACAACTGTTGTTGTGTCCAATGCTGAGTCTGTGTCTCTGTACGGTGCAAGAACATTGAGCATTGAAGTTCCCATTGTTTCCACATATGGGTCTGACGCAACGTATGGACAGCAGCAGGCATCTGGTCTTGCATTGTTCCTTGCGTCTCAATATGCAAACCCGGAACTACGTCCTGAGGAAATCAAGTTCAATCCTCAGGGTGACCCTGAAGTGTTGTTCCCTGATCTTCTGTCACGGAAGATCCGTGACCGTGTGACAGTCAAGTTTGCTGTCCCCGGTGGCGGCTCTGCAGTCCAACGTGATTGCTTCATCGAGTCTGTTGCACACACAATCACTCCGGGAACTTGGGGTGTGACGTTGGGTCTGTCGTCAGCAACTTTCTATTCGGGCTTTTTCATTCTTGACAACAACAACTTTGGTGTCTTAGGCACCAACAAACTTGCCTACTAGCAGGAGGATATGACATGGGATTGGGCTACAAACTTTTCACAGCGGGTGCTGTTCTCACCGCAAGTGATCTCAACAATTATTGCCAAGAACAGTCCGTGATGTATTTTGCGAACACCGCTGCAAGAGATGCAGCAATCTCTGGTGCAGCGTTGGAAGACGGGATGACTTGCTACATCGGAAGCAACGATGCAAACGAGGGGATTTGGACCTACAACGGAAGCGCTTGGCGTCGCCCGTGGAACACCCCGTGGGGCGCAGTGGGTTTGCACAGGTTGACAACATCTAATGCAACCTCTGCAACACATACGACACTGCAAGCAAATGGTCTTACTACAACTTTCAATGCGGTAAATAATCGAAACTACAAACTTACAATGGTTTCTCACCCTCAGGCCAATGGTGGCGCGAACAGTTACACCTGTAATATTTATGTAAACGGTGTAGCCGTAGTTGGTTCCTTATCAATGTTTGTAAATCAAACTTTTCCGACTGTTCTTGTGACTACGGGATACCACACAACAACAGCAACTGCATCCATGACAGTCGCCGGTTTTCACGCCGCCTTCGGAACAAATACCCAAGTCACAGACACCGGAACTACTAACTTGGTTCGATTTCTAATGGTCGAAGACATCGGTCCATCCGGCGCACCTGCATAAACCTCCCCACTTCCCATTGTTCCTTCTAAGAATCGAGTTTCTGAAATGTCGTTCTACCTATTAGACAATCCTCCCGCGTCACCACAGTTCTACCCATCACGGAACAACGGTCTCTCTGGTGGAGTTGTCATCCACACCACAGAGGGTGCTGGTGGAGATACTGCAGCAGAGAACACAGCAGCGTTCATTGCGAAAAGGTCGGATCCGGGTTCCTATCACATGATTGTGGACACGGACTCAAGCGTTGCAATGATGCCTGATGAATACACAGCGTTTGGTGTCGGAGCATCTGGATTCAACTCGCGTTGCTGGATGATCGCTATTGCAGCAGTCTCAGCAGACCTCAACCCTGATGACCCACGGACACAGGCTGAGATTGACCGGATGGGTGCAGAGATTGTTGCGTTCTGGAATCGGAACGGAATCAATATTGCTGAAGCGTCAGAGTTCATTGGTGAAGATGTGAAGAACCGTCCGGGTCTAGCTCATCACGGGGATGTCCAACCTGCTGACCGTTCAGACGCATGGTCCCGCAGAAACAACCGTTGGGTCTTTGATTCAATGTTGTTGCAGGCAATCGAGCGTCACAGCGGTGAACAACCCGTTGTTCCTCCCACTCCTGTTCCTCCCACACCCAACCCTGAAGGTTCCGTGTTTGGGCCTGGTTCTACTGGTGACAAGGTGCGCGAGATTCAGAGCATTGTGGGTGTTCCTCAGGATGGGATCTACGGTCCACAGACCACGCAGGCTGTGCGTGAGTGGCAATCCAACCTGAACATTGCTGCTGATGGTGTGTGGGGTCCAATCACAGCAGGTGCAACGTATGACCTATTGGTTTTCCTTAGCAATTTGCCAGCCGTTGCCCCAACCAATCCGTGGATGGAAGCATTGAACAATGCGCGCGCGCAAATTATCCGCACCGGTTCAAATGGTGACGCGGTGAAGATTGCTCAAGCCTTGCTGAACTCAAAGGGTTATCCGTTGGTGTCTGACGGAATCTTTGGGCCAAGAACAGACGCCGCAACCCGTCGTTTTCAATCTGACAATCGCCTTGCTGTAGATGGAATTGTCGGTCCCGACACATGGTCGGTTCTGGTGTCGTGATTGCTCAGGTCACCACACAGGTTGCTGACTCCCCCGGTTGGGGTGCTGCAGAGTGGATTGCAATCGTCTCTGCAGTCTCCATTGTTCTAGGGGTGGTCACCACCGCTGTTGTCCAGTTGGTGAGGCTCCGCACGGAGAACACTCAGCAGCACGCAGAAGGACGCGCACTTGTCACAGATGTTCGTGACAGACTTCTTGACCTGCACACTTCTGTGAATCATGTGGACAAGAAGGTTGACCAGATGGCTGACCGTCTCGACCGTCATGAGAATGTGCATCACCGCGGGAAGCGTCGCTGGTAGTTCTGTCCCCTACAGATGGGCCACATATGACTGAAGTCAGAACACACCTTGTCATCCCTGACACACAGGCCAAGGCTGGTGTCCCTGTTGACCATCTGTATTGGGTGGGTCAATACATTGTGGACAAGAAACCAGATTGCGTGATCCATCTTGGGGACCACGCAGATATGCCAAGTCTCTCAAGTTTCGATGTTGGTAAAAGGCAGTATGAAGGCCGGAGATATCGGGATGACATCGAGTCAGCCAACGCTGCTTTTGATGTGTTGAACTCTGCAATGGATAAGCACAACAGGGAACAGAAGAAGAAGCAGAAGAGACAGTTCAAACCTGAACTGCACATTCTGCACGGAAACCATGAACACCGCATCCAACGGGCCATTGACGCAGACGCTGCACATCTCGATGGGATCATCTCCCTTGATGACCTGAACTATGCAGACCACGGTTGGACTGTCCATCCTTTTCTGCAACCCGCCTGGATCGATGGTGTGGGCTACGCGCACTACTGGATAGCACCCATGACGGGAAGACCGTTGGGTGGTGCAGCCTCACTCCGTCTGTCCAAGATTGGTCACTCATTCACAATGGGTCACCAGCAAACATTGGATTACGCAATCAGGTTTGTGGGCGACAAGAGCCAACACGGACTGGTTGCAGGATCCTGCTATCTGCACCATGAAGACTATCTAGGCCCACAGGGAAACCATCATTGGCGCGGAATCATCGTCAAGCATGAAGTCCAAGACGGTTCCTACTGTCCAATGTTCGTGTCCATGGATTATCTGTGCAGACGATATGAAGGAACATCATTGAGCCGTTTCATGGCTCACCGTTACTAGCGCAGGGGAAGCGTCATGCAAGAAGAAGAACTGACCGTTGAGGATGAGTACGGATCCACATTGCTGAACGCGTTCGCGCTCACACATGGTGACCGAAACACATCGTATGGACCGTTTGCAGAAGACTACGCGCGCGTGTCGTCTGTGTTCTCTGCTCTCTGCGATTATGAACCGGTGCAAATGGACGCTGCGTATGCGCTGCTGTTCATGGTGGCAATGAAGTTGTCACGCGTAGCTCATGCTCTGCACAGCGGAATGGCATATGAAGAACCTCAGATGGTTGAAGACTCGATCATTGACGCGTCCGGGTATCTGGACGGTCTGTGGCAAGTCTTGAATCAGCCTGTCTCATATGAAGTTGAAGAGTGGGAAGAACTCGAGGAAGAGGAAGAGGATTGGGAGGATGAGGAATGACCATCACAATTGAACCTGACCTGATTCCTGCACCGGATGTTGAAGATCCAACGGATGAACCGTGGGATCCCAACGGTGATGAAGAGTTCCCAGACACTCAGCCTTACCCTAAGAAAGATTGGAATGTGTGATGTTCACTCAAACGTTTTGGAAGTCCGCAATTGAACGTGCAATCAGGACGTTCTGTCAGACGCTGGTTGCAGTAGTAGGTGCATCTCAGTTTGATTGGATGTCTGCTGACTGGCAGAGCCTGCTGGTCACGTCTGGCATTGCAGCGGGATTGTCTGTCCTGACCTCTGTTGCTGGTGTGAATATTGGTGACAAGGGTTCAACGTCTCTCACGGTTGCTGAGATCCCTAAGACTGTTCACAACCCAACCAAACCTGAAGGTCTGTGATGGGAACCCCTGCGAACTATCCACTCACCATCCGCACGGGTGATACAGAGACCGTGAGTGTGGCAATGCAGAACGCTGCAGGTGCTGCAATCAATATCACGGGCCGGACCTATCAGGCTCAGATCCGTGACACCGCTGCGTCCACCGCTGTTCTTGCAACCTTCACCTGCACGGTCACCAATGGAACTGCAGGGACGTTTGCCTGCACCCTTGGGACTGCAACCACCGCTGCTCTGTCACCTCAGACTGC